CCTTTACGATATCGCCAGAATTTTTAATTCCACCATCGGCAATAATTTTTGCTTTTCTGTTTGATTTTGCACAGTCAATTATTGTTTGAAGACCGGGCACCCCATGACCAGTTTGAATTCTCGTTGAACATATGCTTCCACCTCCAATTCCAACCCGAACACTGTCTGCTCCCCACTCGGATAGGGCGTTGAAAGCCTCCAGGGTCGCGACATTTCCGGCCATGATATGAATGCTACTTCCATAATTATCTTTCAAAGTTTTTATGGCGCGCTCCATGGCCACATGATGTCCGTGAGCAGTATCAATACATAAAATGTTTGCCCCCATCTTAGCTACAGTTTCTGCACGATTAAGATAATCTCCTGTGGCGCCGATTGCGACGGCTATTGGCATAGAGTTACTGTGCTCTCGCAGTTTTTTAACCACATCAGCCTGTTCACTGATCGTGTTATATCTATGGACGATTCCGAGTCCGCCGGCGTCGTGGAGAGCAATGGCCATGGCTTCTTCTGTCACGGTATCCATAGGGCTAGATATGACGGGAAGTTTAAATTTAAACTTGTCATCTAAGTCGCTACTGACATCGACCTGAGATCTGCTTTCAATATCACTGTATTGTGGTATCAACAAAACATCGTCGAAGGATAGGCTCTTTCGAAAGCTTTTAAAATTCATTTGATCACCCCTTTCTTAAGATTTTTCATATGTCTTTGGAGATACCAAATAGCTTTTTCAATATCTTGTATGGAATCGCCTTTGTGTTTATGCCTCGCAATATATTTAATCGCATTTCCGTCGTTAAAACCAAGGTCCCAATCTTCAATGGCATCGATAACTTCGATCCTCCCAGTGTTATAATGCGCCGGGTTACTGACCTTTTCTTTTTTTGGTTTACATGTTTTTTCTTTTCCACATTTCTTGCATCCTTTTTTAGTTTCCATGACATCATTCTCCTGTTCTCTAACATCTCCAAAGCCGAAGTCATGGCCAGCCAAGGCTTTTTTGTAGGGCAAATGATCTTCGCCGGGTTCAAAACTCTTATGTGATATCATCAGTCTGTACTCCCCAAGGCGCCTTGTCCGCGGGCGGACATTGTAATTGGATACCAATCATAAAGATTGCCTGAAGACGTCTCTAACGCTCGGAATGGTACAACTGGTATCAACACTACCTGTGCTATTTTGTCGCCGGGGCGGACGTGCTGTACTTGATTTCCAATATTGTGGAGATCAATAAACACTTCTCCATCATAGCCACTATCCACGCAGTGTGCGCCGACGACAAGACCTTTCTTGGCAGCCATACTAGATCTGTTCATTACCTGAAGCATAAATCCATGTGGAACTCCAAACCTAATCCCAGTTGGCAGAACTGCGTTATCTCCTGGATTCAAAGTCACAGTGTTAGTTTTTTCTGGATTGTGGAATACATCAAGACCGGCGTCGGAAGGGTTTGCTCTTTCCGGGGCTCTTGCTTTTTCTCTTACTTTAGCATATTCAAGAATCATTTTTCTCCTCCAAATGTTTTTTAAATTCTTCTACAATTGTTTTTGCCTTGTCCCAACAGTCAGGACAGTACAAGTTTACTTTCTTTTCTTGCTCTCGAACAACAACAGACCAAGACATAACTTGCTCTCTATCTTTCTTGTCAAAAGACTTGTCACATGTCATGCATACATCGCCTAGTTGTCCGAACAGCGCAACCTTTGTTGCTAGTTCTTTTTTAGCTTTCTTTTTCTTATTGCGCTTAATTTTACGAGACATATTACCCATTATAAACTCCTTTTTCCATTTGTCAACCTAAAAGTTCTTTTATTTGTATTCTTCGGATGGAAAATTAAGTTCAGCGAATTCTCCATAAAACTCTAAAGCTTTTTTGTCGTAGGCGCGTGCTGCCTTTTCTTCTCCGACAGGTGTTGGTTCGTATCTCCCCAAGTACATCCTATTAACACCGTTAGGTGTACTGCTTCCACCAATATAAGACATCCATTTGTTACGAGAATTGTCGAAGCTGACACCCTTGAATCTTGAGGAGTAATTTCCAGTCTGCTTTTTTTTGTTTGCATGATTTTGGCTGGGGGTGGCAATTCTCAGATTTTCTCTCCTATTGTCTAAACCATTGTGGTTAATGTGGTCTACATGTTCATCTTTTCTTAGTTGTCGACCTAAAATTCTAGACATAATCAAACGATGCATCTGGGGGTTGCAGCCGAGCCATTCAAGCCCCTCATTAATAGTTCGGTTGTTTTGTCTCGCCACACAGTATTCTGTGCGATCTTTTCTGCTCTGTTGGTGTCCCGTTGTCCGCCATAGTGCAACTGAAAGAACCTCTTGATCAGCAACATCTAAGAGTACTTCTCTCTCTAGGTCGTCAGAAGGCGTTGTCCTAAATACAATCAGCTCGTTTTTAATTTCAAATGAGTTTGCAGTTGAGTAATCAGCAGTTTTGTTGCGCCCGTAATTCGCCTGTGAGATGGTCTCTCTAGCACAAAGCTGACATCCGCTGCCATGTTTTTCAATATGTTTTCTAGCAGTCTGTGTGAAATCACCATGCTTTGGACATGTTATGATGATTTTGGCCTCGCGGTAGTATTCCGGCGGTCTTCTCGTCTTTTTGCCATTATAGCTATAAAGCATGTCTCTTTTTGGAAATACAACTTTTGAATAGTCGTATTTAAAATTATGTATCATGTTGGCTCTTTCAATAAAGCCTTGTTTGTTTTTAATGTGTTTTTTCATATGTCAACCTAAAAGTCTAAAATTATGCTTTATAGACTTTGTAGAATAGCCCCATGCTGGATCGTAATCTAATCTGGCCATGTATGGACGATTAATATGAAGTCTATCATTGTCGCGAACACCCCAGCAACGAATGCTTGTTACGGTTGATGTGCTGTCAATAGCCCTGACAATCCAATATGTTCTTCCTGTCTTTGTCTTTTTTGGAATAATTTCTCGCGGGATGAACCAGACAACATCACCCAATTCACGATCAGTGCTCCCTAGTGCCGGCACCATGTAGTGTTCAAGGCGTTCTCGGACATCGCGGGTCATGACCAAAGTAATAGGGAATATACCAGTTAGCGAAGACAAGTTTTCGATCTTCTCCTCGTCTGAGTACTCTCCCTCTGGTTTATACAGTTCTATGTTTTCAACTAGCTTCTTCTTGTTCTTCGGTCGATCAGCAACACATGCAGCCCAGAAATGTTTCATACCTGAGAACCTCTCATCTAGTAAATCTCGCATGGCTCCGCATCGACAGAGGACATCCATAGCTTTTTTATTGAACTTAGAATAAATGATGCCCTCGTTAAAAAGCAAGTCTTCAGCACTATTGAAAGGTCTATTATCAATAATCTGCTCAATAGCTTTATCACCCAAGCCCTTGATTGAGCTTAAAGGCTGAATCATCGTCTTTCCGTCTTTAGATATATCCCAGTGCCAATTTGAAGTGTTAATATTGACTGGCTCGATACTGAAGCCGTATTTTTGTGCCAAATTAATTGCAGCCTCTTTGCGCTTTTCTGGTTCTTTGTCCAGGAATGCAGCCGTCCATTCAGCAGGATAGTAATTTAATAACCAAGCACACTGGTAGGATAAGATAGAATAAGATACGGCATGCGACTTATTAAAACCATATCCTGAGAAGTATTCAAATTTCTCCCACATAGCTTCTGCTGTCGCTTTATCGATCTTTTTATTCATGCAGCCTGCAACAAACTTCTTACGGATCTTATCTTTCTCTCTTGCCCCCTTGCCTGTACCTTTTTTAGTCAACAGCTTGCGAAGTTTGTTTGCCTCATCCAATGAGATGTTGTCACCAAGCTTATTTGCCAAGAGAGCAATCTGTTCTTGGAAAATAAGAAAGCCGGCCGTCTCTTCTGTAATACCTTTTACAATGTCGTGAGGATAGTTTATTTTGCTTGGATTCTCTTTTGCATCAACGTAAAGCTCATCGACGTCAGCGCTCAAAGGACCTGGCCGATAGATTGAAGTAATAGCAGAGATATCAATAATGTTTTTAGGCTTTGCTTTGATGCAGAATTTCTGTGCGCCTTCATTCGTAAACTGAAAGATTCCGACGAATTTGCCTTTATGAAAAATATTCTTGTATACTTTCTTATCATTTAAATTGATAGAATCAGGATGCAGGTTTTTATCATACCAATCTTTAATCTGATCAAACGTAGGATTTTCAACCTTATGATGACGCTTGAGAATATGTTCGACGGCGCCTTGAATCATTTCCAAGGTCGACAAGCCCAATAAATCGAATTTAATAAAGCCAAGTGGTTCTAAGTGTCGAACGTTCTGCCCTTCAGACCATGGAGTCTGAACAACGCCACCTGAATTAATTAATGGCATGTGCTTGTCTAGGTCCTCTCCAATCACAACGCCGCCTGCATGACGGCTGGTTGAACGTACCTGCCCATATAAAGCTTCAACGTGAGTCTTGATGTGGGGATACTTATTAAGGAACTTCTGCAATGATTCAGAGTATTCCATGATCTCTTCGAATGTTGGAATGTATACTCCAGCTTTGACACCATGAACCTGTTTGGCTCTCGGTGTAGCTTCTTGCATCATCTTTGATGTGACAGGATTAACTTCTGTGAAAGGTACTTCATAGAATTTACTAATGTCCTTAATCAGGCTGCGCAGCTGCAACGTGTTGAAATTTGAGATAGGCACAACTGTCGTCTCGCCCCATTCTTCTGCAAGGATCTCTTTTAGCCCAAAAGCATCACTAACATCATAATCAATATCAGGATAGTCTGTGGCATCGGCGCGCAAGAAACGGCTAAATAAAAGCCCATATTTGATTGGGTCAACCTGTGTGATTCCCAAAACATAC